CCCTTGAGCGCAAGCTCACTCTGATGGTGATACGGCTGGGTGATAAACCCAGCTAATTGTCATTTTACATGACCCATTCAGAAGTAGTAGCCGTCTCTGACTTCAGACAACTATGTCTGAAGATTTAAACCTTCGTAGGAATACGAAGGCACCCATCGCCGGACCAAGCGGGTTTGATACCGTTTGGCGGTTCTCTCTAAGTGGTCCTTATCGCGCCCCAGAAGGGGAGTAGTAAGGCACTTAAGGAGAGCGGCATAACCGTCGAGCCTATCCCGGGTTTTCACCGGTTTAAGCGCAAAAGTTCTAGTCAAGAACTGATGCGTGTTGCGACACCACTTGTGTGGCGTCACAGCATCTTGACGACTATGCCACCCGAACGAACCACTCTGTGAAGATACTAGTGGGAGAGCACTTCCTAAGTACTCCTCCACCTTCTCTTTCAGATAGTTGCTTACCGAATAAAGCCCTTGCATCCACAAGTGGTTGCTAAGGCTCACTAGGTGAGCACAAACGTTCGGACTTTCGGCGATTTGATGTGGCCAGTATCTAATGTATAACGGAGTTATGTCAACCCCGTCGTACGCTTCGATACCACAGCTCTCTCGGAAGTTGCCTTCAAGAAAGCTCTTCTTGACGTTGACTTTTAGGCCTACATCATGAAGCCACTTAACCACCTGGTGTGCGTGATCAGAGTGTACGATAATGTCATCACCGTACACTCTCACCAGTCGAGAGGCACGCCTAATCGATCCTGTACTGGGTTTAATCCCCCAGTTATGTAGAATGGCTGCAATGCTTACAACGGCAAAGCAAACACTCTGCACAGGAAAGGTCGTGGCGTTCCCCATACCCGCAAATTTCCCTAAAGTCATATCTGGCTCATTGCTAGAGCCAGTGTAGACGAAGGGAGAACGGCTATCCATCAAACACCGATGGAAATCGGTGTGATGTCCGAATACAGACTTGACCAGCTTTTGGCTGAGCAAATCTGACGCGGACTTTAGATCGATGGTAGCCCACTTGCGGTTTTGGGAACCTTCCAAAGCAAGGACTTGGTTCTTGCTTTGGTCGGATAGCGCTAAGCAATTACGGAGGACACTGCACTCGGTTATTGATTCCCGAAGTACAGTATTGAGCCCCTGCTGCAAGAACTGCCGCAGAAAAGGCTCAACCGTAATTGTCCGTCTCGAAGTAGAGTTCTTCAGGACGGAAATAAGCTTAGCTGCTGCCCCTCGAAGCCTCGCTGGCTTGACTGTCTGGACAGAAAGGACTCTTCTCGAGCCTGATCCCATCCAGACTGCTCGTCTTCTAAAACGGCTGTGACATGCCGATCCAAGAGACGAGAATTCCAGCGAACATTCAGGGTCACCCGAAGAGATTCGAGGATTTCCCCAACGAGCGCATGAGTGCCCAACGCGTAATTCCGGCTTTCGCCGGTTTCCCGCGTATAAAGCATCATGTCGCTGTATTTCACGAGCTTCTTCGCTCGGGAAATGCAACGATAAACGCAAGTTGGTATCCCCGAACCAATCGGGTAGTAGACTGGAATCACCAAGTCCACTGTACAAAGCTGACCATTTCTGGTTGCCTTTATACGATTCCTGAACTGCGCCCGGGCCGTGTCTGTATATACGTTCATCTTCGAGATCCTTTGTTACGAGGGTTTTGAGGATAGATATACTGACACGACCAATGAGATGGTCTTGCCAGTCTGTTAGTTCAACAGATTTGGCAGTCTCATCGCATTGGTAAAACTCTTCTACCGCCTTTTGATGGAGAAACTCTTCATCATCTTGCGCCAGTCGAGTTTTCTTAAAGAATAAGAGAAACATGTGAATGTCCCTCAGTATCCCGTATTCTACGGGTTCTTTAAGAAGCCCAGTTTTCGCGTCGAAGACTTCACTAATCATACCCTGTAAGAATACAGGGATTGATCCTCCTCGGATCTTCTTAAATCCGAGAGGGCAGGTGAACCTTTTCTCGACTAACCCTTTCACAAGGGCTTCGTCTAGACGAGGTAGGGTCAGAGTTAGGAACTCTGAGCCCTCATGCTCGACGCGACGCTTGACCGTTTCGAAATCACGG